CCTTATTGGTCGGAAGTCCCTCGAGGAGATACTTCCGAAGGAGGGTGAGTGAGATGAGATGGGAAGTTGAGATTGTCAGAAGAAACGATCTTGAAGTGGAAATAGAAATAATCGATCTTGAGACGATGCAGACGGTTGATTTAGATAAAGCTCCAGACGAAGTCAAAAAAGAGGCAATGAAAAAGCTTGAGGAATATAAAAGAGAACTAAGAGCACTGAAACGAATTATCAACGTACTCCCAGACAAAGAAGTGGACGAAATAACAATCGAAGCAAAGCCTGTAGGAGGTGTTGCTGAGCCTTGGACTCTCAGCGGAGATACGGACAATGCGAAAGAAATTCTCGAAAGTATGGGGTACAAGGAGATCAAGCTCAATCCGTGGAATTTTGATACAGTTTGGAGATTCGGAAGACTTGAAGAAGACGATCCACTACTGCCAGAAAAAGCGGAAGCCTTAAAAAGAATCATATCGAGATGTTTCGTAAAGGTGAACGTGATGGTTCGCGGAAGAAAAGTAAGAGAGCTGTATGTAATGAGGAAGGGAGGGCGACTGAAATGAAAGTACAGATAGAGGCTTGGAAAGATGGGAAAACTCTGCAACTTTTTCTGTATCCGGACGAGGCGGCGTATGAAGTGCTAAAAAATCATCTAAACGCGGACTTTCAATCAAGGAAAATCGTCGTTACTTTTGAGTCAGGTGACGGAACCTTAGTTGCGAAAATGTATACCTTTTTCATCGAGTTGCAAAAACTAATCGGAGGACACGATGACGGCTGGGGATGGATCAGGAATTTTGAGATCACTCAAACAGATATAACAGCAATAAGGGAGTAGAGAGGGGGATTGGGAGGACGTCAAAATCTATGAATAACTTCCACAAAAAACACAAACTAAGGGAGCCTCGTGGCTCCCTTTTTTATTTGTTTTGTTGAAAGCCTGCCGTCGTTTGCCTCATTTTCGCCCTCGCCTTTTTAGTTCCTCGAACACCTTCCCCCACCCTTCTTTCCGCCATTGGTTCCACTCTTCCAGCGTGAAGCTTTCCCCGTTTTCGAACTTGTACATTATCTCCTGTGCGAGTTTCTTTTTCACCTCGGGGTGATTTATTTGCTGTATCGTCTCATTCACTTGTCTTTCGAGCGCTTTGTACCGCAAAACGGCGCTCTCCGCATCCTGATAAGTCAACCGCCCGTGCGAGAGCTTGAGGAGAATTTTGTTGAGGACAATTTCTACCATGTGCTTGAAGTCGTCTTTTAGCTTAGTGGAAAAAGCTCTTTCCTCAGCTCCTCTACTGCTTCCTTGATTTGCTGTATCTTTGCGTTGACTGTCTCACTCATGTCGGGAATGCCCTCGATCATAGAGGCTCCGATCTCGATCATTTTGATTCCGAGCGCGTTGGTGGTATCGTTTGCGCTTTTGAGGGGCAACCGTTTCTTTAGGAGATTGAGTAGCCAGCCTATGATCCACTCGGGTTTCACGAGCAAAACGAAAGTGTAGGCTAATATAGTCACAACTACAGAGACAAGCTCACTCATCCTCATCCTCCTCCTCTCTATAAGAGTCGAGAATTGTCAGGAGTTCATCCTCTACGTCATCGAGGATCTCCTTGATTATCGTCTTTTGCCGATACGAGAACTCGTCGGGCGTTTGGCTCTGGATTGCCTCGAGCACTTGTGATGTGCAGTCCTGGATGAGAGCCTTCGCGTCTGCAACAGAAATGCTCACATCTGCATCGGTTAGCTCAAGAGAGTCGCGGATTCCGTCGATTAGTTCGTCGATTATGCCACGTTTTGTTTCTTCGTCGATCTCTTTGCCGTGCAGAACCTCCAGGATTGTCCGTGCTGTCTTGCGAGAGATCACAACCATTCGCTCGCCTCCTTATGCTTGACAAATTTGCCCCTTTACCGGCCAAGGGCAATCTCGAGCCAGTTGTCAGGGAGGGACTCGTAGACTGCGAGACATTTCTCTGCATATTTAGGATCTGTCGCCCAGCCCGCCTTCTGGAGTTCCTCGAAGTATCTTGCATGAGTGAAGCGCATCATCCATGCACGGTGGTAGCGCCGTGTACGAGATACAAGCAGGAAGTATACGACAAAGCATTCCGTGACGTCTCGAAAGCCCTGAAACGTATCGCTGATTGTAACTTCGTGCCCGTTAATAACCTCTCTTGTTACTGCTGTTATATCCTCGTCCAACCACGAGAGGTCTTTGATCCCGAAGAGGTTGTTTCCTACTACGTGTTTTCCCCAGCCTGTCTCGAGTGCGGCTTGAGAAAGAGCAAGTCGTGCAAGTGCGGGAGCATTCAATTCGTCGAATGCAAGAGCGACAATGTATGCTTGCCTTCCGTACTTTTTCAGGAACTCGATTTTTTTGTTCACGATATCACCTCCCCTGAAATAGCCATACAAGGAACCCGGTAAGTGCTCCTGAGGAGATGAGGGATGCCAGGATTGTTTTGCCGACGAAGGCCTGAATGCCTTGCTGGATTCTGCGGTCTAAATAGCCGTTCAGCTTGTGCTCGAGAGTACGAATGTCGTGCCGGAGTTCTTCAAGTGTTCCCTCGAGTCGTGCGGTTCTCTCGAGGAGTTTTTGTTCAAGCTCAGTCATGTCAATCCCTCCTACCGCATTCAGAATTTTTTTAGAAAGACCCAAACCTTTTTCATACTTCTCGCCTCGACTTCATAAACACTTCGTGTTTCTTCTCTTTTGATGCGTACAATCGCAGGATTAGCACTGTTGCAGGGCTTGGTGGTAATAGCTTTTGTCTTGCGTATTTTTCCTGCGTCCAAGCAGGTATCGTTATATGTTGCATGTTTCTTATCGTTATGTTTTTGTTTCGTGGATCATATTCATATACCGCAGTCATACTTGCCTGTGGCACGTGTGTGTGTCCTGTAATATAAATATCGACGTTGCTTACCATACTCTGAAAATATCTGTGCTGTCGTATCGATTTTTCTGGAAACCGCCCACCAGCTCCTCCGTGATGGCAGGCAATTGCATAATGAGTTCTTCGCTTACTACCTCTAAAAGAAGATTTACCTTTAATCCCAATATCCAAAACCAATAAATCATCTGCATATGGTATCTGCAATTGACTACATAATAAGCTTATTGGGTCTACTCCAACCTTTCTCCACGTCCGCCTTTCGTGATTTCCTCCAACAACGCCGAGAATGCGATCTTTAAATGTAGTCAAAAAGTTTGCTATCGTTTCCAAAGCACCATGCGGATTTGTGACTTGAGAGTACACATCGCCCAAACTTTCCCAAATTGCATTGTCAACAAGGTCTCCAAGAAGGATTATTTTGGCTTCTGGATTGTTTTCTACAAATTCTACTGCTTTGTCAAACATACTTTCTTCTGAACCAAGATGTAAATCTCCAAGCGGTAAGATATCCACGTACTCGCTTTCGAACTCATACGTTGCAACGTTCATTTAAGACCCCCTTTCGGCATGAAAAAAGCCCTCGAATGAGGGCCATATTTCACCGTCAACCACCTCTTTAACCTAAAACTACCCACGAAGAGCCGTTATAACCGTAAAATTTGCCACCCTTTAAAATAATTGCTCCTGTTGGTGGATTTGAAGGAAATGACGAATGGGAGCCGCCGACCATTAATCCATAACCCGTTGCTGCAGAGACTCCAATAAACCCATTCTGAGAAATTAATAGTGGGGGCGCTGTACTTCCGTCGTAAATTTCGATTGCACCACCAAAAATCCTTACTCGCCGCATCGTCACACAGAGAGAACCGTCATCGTTGTAGATGAGACCGTAATCTGTTTTGTTGAGTGCCATTCACATCACTCCCCCAGCGAGATCTCTGAAGGAACTTCAGAATAGGTTATTTCAGTCTGCGTTGGCTCCTGAATCGCAAAGCGGAATGCATAGCGCACTTTGCACGTTCCTTTTTTGAGGTCGTCCTGTGTTCTGAGAATTCTGATTTCAGCAGGTTTTTCAGCTGAGAAGATCATACGATCACCTCCTGTTTCTTTTATACCGACGAGCATAATACCGATGAGCATAATATCAGCCACATCATTCTCAGTAGTTGAAGAAGATGTGAGTCGTTTCGCTCAAGTAGTCGATCACTACCTTCACACGAGTGATAGTCACTTCTTTGATGATTTGATCATCTTTGAGTATCTGGAGTGTTCCTGATGTGGGCACGTCATTGATTGCTCCTGGAACTGTAATTACTATCACGTTGGGAAAGTTCTCTTCCCGCAGTTCTGACAAGTTCTCAAAAGTATGTCCTCCATAAATAACCTTATACATTTTCGCACCTCCTCACTGCATGATGTATTCAACGTAAATGAAGGCTACGACACGTGCGAGATTGGATGAAGAGAACGTGATTGTATCGCCATCGGCGATGGAAATATTTGCTAAATCAAGAGTGTTGCCTGTAGAAACACTTCCCAGTGAATTGTCATTGAGTTTGACTGTCACAGTCGCTGTGGCTGTGCTTTCATAGATGCCGTATCTTAATGAATGTGAGTGGCCGGGGATTGATACACTATGCGAATGAGAAGTGTTGTAACTGGAGACTCCCACGTCATGTGTATGGCTTATTGCGGGGGCTATACTGATATTATGAGTGTGAGCACCTGCAGGACCTGTTGTGGAACCTGAAACTGAATGTGTATGACCGTCAACCACAGATGCAGCACCTGAATGTTTATGATATCCTCCAGAATACGTAGAGGCGGCGTGAGAGTGAGAACCTCCACTCGTTGTTGTAGTAACCGTTGCACCGCTGTAAGATGTCACACCTGATGTTGTAGCACGGAATTTTTCTACTTTCGCGATGATTCGTGCAGTTGCTGATGTTGTTCCCGATGATGTCGTACTCGCAGGAAGATGCAGAGGTATAGTCAGAGGATGTGACGAATCAATTTGATCGATAATAGGTATAACGTACATCTGACGTATTCCATTCGAATCAAGTAAGCGTTTTGATGTTGCAGAGACAATTTCAATCCTCCCGTTCTTCACTCGTATTCCGTCTCCACCATCTGAAAGGACACCTTCACCAATCTTGACAATGTCCGTTCCTCCCGAGTTGATTCTTATAACACCCTTGTCTGCAGAAGTGTTTTCGATGAAGACTTTGTTTCCCACCTGAATGCTTTTTCCTGCGAAGATTTTGTTTCCAGCTAGCAGATCTGCCACAACACTTCCCTCTGGTGCATTGTCGGGTGTGAGAGCAATTGAAGGAGCAAGGTTGATTTCTGTGTACCCGTCAGGTGTTATCTGCCCAATCTCGTCCACTAACGAGTTCGTCCAGTATGCGATTGTGCCTGTTGGGACACCGAAAGAGGGGGTGACTGTGAGCTTGTCAATTGTGATAGATCCTGCTGCGATTCTATCTGCATCGAGGTAGCCTGTTGTGATCTTCCCGGCGTCGAGTTCAGAAATCCACGCACTGTCGATGTAACTGCCCTGGATGATCGCTGTCTTGATTGCTGCGTAGTCGTAGTAATTGGGATCATTCAGATTCACTGTGCTTGCTGAGACTGTGCTACTCCAGTTGCTTGCGTTTCCGCTTGTGTCTTTTGCGCGGACTCTAAAGTAGTAGGTTGTGTTCACCTCTCCCGCAAAAGTGAAAGAGGTTGCCTTCAATGTAATTGTCTGCACGTTTTCTGTGAAGTTGCTGTCTGTTGCAACCTGAAGTTCGTAGACGTCAAAGTCCTCTTCTGTGTTTTCGTTCCAGCGCAACATGACTTTCTCGAAAAGTCCAACCGCTGTAAGTCCCGTAGGAGTTGAAGGAGGAATTTCGTCCTTTGCTGATACAATGCTTGCAGACGTCCAGCCCGACTTTTTGCCCTCCGCGTCGTACGCTCTCACTTTCACATAGACTGTTTTGTTTCCTGCGACCTCGAAGCGAACAAGGGTGTCTGCTGTTGTGATGTAGTTCCAATTTGCCCCATCGTAGCTCCAAGCAAGCTCGTAGCCGAGCAGGTCGGGTTCTGTGTTTGCGTTCCAGGATGCTGTGATGTAGCTTCTTCCATCCTCAGTTAGCGTCGCAAGGGATAGTCCTGTGGGGGTTGTTGGGGCGGAACCGTCGATGTAGCTTGTGCGGTTGTCGATTTCTTGTACCTGCGCTGTAAGATCTTGCACGCTGTTGTCGAGCGTCTGAAGGTGACTCGCAACCTCGGAGTATTCAGGAAGAACTGCGTCTTCAGGTGTTGCCTGCGTGATCTCCTTGTCGCTTATGCTGAACACAACATCGCTCCACTCGACGATGCTGAGCGTCGTCTGAAATCTCTGTGCTTCAAGGCTGTGCTCGACTGAGTACACAAGGAATTTTCCTGAAGCGATGCCCTTTGGGGGAAGCCGGAGTTCTACAAGGTTTCCTGCGAACACATCTGGGTAGAACTCGTTCATTTGCAAAGAGAACTTGATGTTCTTCTTTGTCTCGCTGTAGAGTGCGTCTGCAACGTTTGAGAGCATCGCTTCAGTTGAGTAATAGGATGTCAAGGAAAGTTCTGAGTCGGGCTCGCTGGTTTGGTTCGGTTTTGTGAGTTTGAGTTCGCTTTTGAGCCTGATTGGGATAGCAGAGAACTTCACGTGCTTGATCGTGTAGTCCACGCTTGTTGCAAGGTTTGTGATCTTCAACGTGAGTTTATCTGGATAGGCTGAGATTTTATCGACTCGAATGTTTCCGGCGCTCTGTCCTGCTGTGAAGGATCTGTCTACTGCTACTGCCGTGTCGCCAAGGTAGTAGGTGAGAAGCACGTTGCTTGCAGGATCTTTCACGTACTCGCAGTTGTATTCGAGCTCGAACGTTGCTGTCTGCCCCGCTTTGATGATAGAAGCATCTCCTTGAAGCTCGTGGTCGATGACATACTCTGCTGAGCTTCCTATTTCGTACCCCTTCGACTCAATGCGGATCTGGTTGTACTGCCTTTTTGTGTCGATGGAATAGTTCTTTATGTCGTCTGCAGTGATTGTGACTGCTGTTGCAGGCTCGGTGTAGTTCTCGATGCGTGTGCGGAAAACGATTTTGCCGTCAGGTGAGCAGGTGAGTTTTCCTCCTGTTGCCTGCGTGATCTCCTGTAGAATCTGCCACCACGTCTTGTTGTTGTCTGCGATGAAGACTTCCCATGGAGTTGTGAGAGTCTGAAGATCCAGATACGAAGCATCGAGACCGAGTCTGTTCACAAGGATGTCCTGGATGATCTGATCAGGCGTGTAGTTCACGTAGAGCAGGGGATTTGCAGGTTTCTTCTGCGATG